ATCCCTATGCTTAATAAATCAAGTTCAGAAATACTTATCCCTATCTCCACACATCTAAGTAGAAATAGGGCAGTGGTCATTTCTCTGCTACTTGTAGGAAGTTTTTTTTAGACTGTACTTCGGTTTCTAAATTAGCTCCCCATAGTTCCAAAATTTCAGGAAGAATCTCATAAATAGAAAACATTTCAAACTGGTCAAGCCAATCCTCAATACTTCCCGGAATACTTTTGTCAGCGTGGTATGCCATGATATAAGCAACATTCTCAAAAATTTCCAAATCCTCAATTTCAAAAGACCCATCATTTGCCTTGAATGTTTTTTCGAGCTTTGACAGGTCTTTAAAAATATCTCTTTTAAATTTGATTCTATATAGTCTAGGGATAGTTGCAGATGAACGAAACTTTACATCCATATCTCCTACTCTGACTGTTTTCTCAAGCATTTTATCCTCCTACATGACTACCGGGTTTAGGTGCTACAGTCTTTTCTTGCGGAACATAGACTGACTTATACCAATTTGCATAAGTTTCTCCGGAAGTCGTATCTCCCGTTCTGGATTTTACTAAACCATCTTTTCTAGGATCCGCTGTAAGAGATAGTGTTTCCGTTCCGGGTTCTATACTATCTTCTTTAGTTTCTGACTGAATAGAAGGCCGTGATGCCGTACAGTTATATAAAACATGCCGAATGGCATTCACATCTCCGTCAAACTCAAATAAAAGGGCAAATTTTTCATTTTCTTCTGTACTTGCTTTCTCCACTAGCACCCCATTTTTATCCAATTCTTCCTTTAGAATTTCCGTTCTAAACCACTCCGGAATAAGAGCCATTTCAAGTTCACCGCTATAACCATTATTGGCAATAGTTCTAAAATACACGATGCCATCGGCATAAAAGGGGCTGGATTCTCCCTCTGCATCAAGGCTTATGCTGACAGCACCGGGAAGTGCTTTTGGTGTCTCATATGTGTAGCTGTCCGAATCTGTTTTGCTGAGTTTTGCAGCATGAACATTTTTAAGGTTGTACTTTACCTTATTTCCCATTTCAGTCCTCCTCCATTTCAAAAATATATAAGACTTCATAGAGTTTTTCCGAATCTATAAAGACTTCCGATTTGTTATAAAAAATACCGTACTCATCAAGTATGGCTTCAACTTTCTTTTCTGTCTTTGGATCTTTGTAATCTGTATAGAGTTCAATATGAACTTCATTTGCTTTACAGTAGACTCCTCCGTCTGCAGAAAAATTATCGCTTTCCGATATCAGATAGATAAGAAAGGGCGGAGCTGGTGCTTCTCCCTCTGCAAAGTGATGATATGCATTGGGAAGTTCTGTTTTCTTTACCATTTCTAGTAACTTATTCATTTGAAATAGCCTCCTGTATTTCCTCTTCAAATGCCTTTATGGCTTTTTCCTCAGCACTTGCTATATGGGGTCTTGCTGCAACTCTTCCCCCTCCACGTTTCGCATGGCCGAACTCCAAAAGGTGAGTAAGCTGATATTTGTTTGCGGAATAAACAACCAATTCTAAACTATCTGCTGTTTCCTTTACTGTCTTAATCGTCCAGCTTTTACCATATTTTCCCGTATTACTTGGCGCACTCGCTTTAATCTCATCATGGACGGTCTTCCCTGCATTCTGAACAGCAACCTTTACCTTTTCTGTTGTAAGAACCGCATATTTTTTTAATTCCTCCATGACAGCACCAGAAAGATTTTCAATTTTTACTTTATTCATCTTTCACACCTTTTGCAGTGAAGCTTTATGCTTCTTTTCTTGTAGTTCATATGGTCAATCCCTTCAATCTCATAAATGGAATCTCGAAAGATAACTCTAAAGCCTAATGATGATAAGGCTACAACTTCTTTACTAAATCGAATTGTAAAATTCACCTTACTCTCATCCCACACCGCCCCACTATTGGTTTGCTCAAAGGGGCTCTCTCCGCTAACTGTTGCAAAGCATGAATAATAAGGACTCCAGACAATTTTATGATTCCCTATGCTATCTACTTCAACGGAATTTTTTTCTATCCTTATGCGTTCATTAAGTAATGCGATGTTCATTAAAATCCTACCCTTCGTATCCCAAAAAGCATAGAGCGTAAAGTGATTGTGAGCTCATGATGGTCAGCCTCTTCCCTATGCTCGTAAAGATAGGCAGTCGCATACATCACGGCAAGTCTGTACTCATAGAAGCTGTCAGTAATAATTTCCTCTTCTCCCACCCTTGAAACTGCCTGGCATAATTTTTCTGCTGAAAGTATAAGGGTGCTGATTAAGTCATCATCTTCACTAGAATCTACTTTCAGATAATTTTTCATTTCCTCAAGGCTCACTACCATAATCAGCACCCTCCTTTCCTACTTTATGCTCCTACTGCTTTAATGGGTAGAATCTGAACTGCTTCTTTTAAAACAAGCTTGCCATCTACTCTTTCCTTTGCTACAAATCCAATCATTCCATTTCCGGCAAAAAGCTCTGTTAGTTCCTTAAAGGAACGAGTTCCTCTGTCACCGATGTTGTAGTATCTATAATCTCCAAAGGCAATTGCATTTTCCGGTGCAAATGCAGATGTATAAACCGGATAGCCTAAGATTCTATCCGGCTCATTTTGCTGATACGAAGGCTGCCAAATATAGGCTCCATTATTATCTTTAAGCTTTCTAATCGAACTAACTGTCTTGTCATTCATAATGAAAGATGCGTTCTTTCGGTAGGGACGCTTCAAAGCATGAATTAAGTCAATCATATCATCCGACTTAATTGCAGGAATGTCCTTGAGAAAGGTTCCTCCGTTTGTCTTATGGAAAATTCCGGTAGGCTTGCCTGTACCATCTCCGTTTAAAAAGGCATCTTCTTCAGCATTTGCCAGAGCCTGTCCAAAGGAGGACAAGATGTAGTTTTCTAAATTAAAGGCACTATCATACAGAAGTTCTTCCGTAACCTTAATCGCTACATGGAGTTTATGTGCATCTAAAAGAACCTGAGCAAACTTGGAGTCTCCAAAATTCAATGCTCCACCTTCATCAATCCAAGCAGCTGCCGGATCCGATGCTGCAACATTAATCTTATGCTGTCCACTTGTGCTAATCGTTGTTGCAAGAGAACGCATTATATTTTCTTCCTTTAGTGTTTCAATAAGCCTGCTATCATACTCCTCCGGAACAAGATACCCACCGTCTGCATCTACTCCTTCTTGAAGAATATCCTCTACTCTTTTAAAGTTCGAACGAAGGGCATTGAGCATAGCGTTCTTATACTCATCTCTTGCCCTTCCTTTCTTTTCCGGTTTTTCATCCATCTTCATAGGTCTTGTGACAATGGCATTCGTCATAGGCTTTGATAACTCCTTATCCATCTCTTCCATTTCCTGCAATCTCCCTATTTCTGCACTATATGCCTTTACCTTTGCCTCCATCTCATCATAGGTCTTGGCATCTTCTGCAGAGAGAATTCCGTCCTTATCCTTCTTACTTTCCACAAAAGCCTTAGCACCCTCCCATGCTTCTTTTCTTTTCTCCATCAAATCTAAAATTCTACTCATCTCTTTACCTCCAATTTTTCAATAAAAAAAGACGGTCCAGTAATTCGTCCGCCTTGATACCTGTATTGCTTTTTTCTTTACCGATTTTGCATCTCGCTGAAACTTTATCCTGCAGTGAATTCAGCACCGCTGTTTTAGAGTACAGCATGGATACTTCGGGAACTTCCATGTCGCTTATATTGTTTCTTTGCAATATTTCATCCGCAAATCCCAGTTCCATAGCTTTATGCGCATCCATCCATGTTTCTGCATCCATTAGGTGAGATAATCTTGCCCTAGACATACCTGTCTTAATCTCATAGGCATTAATGATGGATTCTTTCACCTCATTTAACATGGAAATCGCTTTTTCCATCTCATCCTTATTTCCAAAGGCCACTGTCATAGGATTATGAATCATAAGCATAGATACCGGACTCATAAGCACCTTGGTTCCTGCCATAGCAATGACTGAGGCTGCACTCGCGGCAATACCATCAATCTTTACTGTAACATTTCCCTTGTAATCCATTAGCATATTGTAAATTTGAGCTGCGGCCACACAATCTCCTCCGGGAGAATTGATCCAAACTGTAATATCCCCATTTCCTGAAAGTAACTCTTCCTTAAATAGTTGTGGTGTGATTTCGTCATCAAACCATGACTCTTCTGCAATGGTTCCATTAAGAAAGAGAATGCGTTCTATCGGCTCTTGTTCCTTTTGATTTCTTGTTTGATTTTTCCACTTCCAAAACTTCTTCATTGTTTCTTTCCTCCTGTTCTCCTTCTCCTGCAAATGCACCTGCACGTTTCAGGGGAAGCATATTTCCGTTTATAAGATAAAGATCACCTCCCTCTTCACCGGGAATACGGTCTAGGTTTTCTAATTCTCTAATATCATTGGCACTCATCCATCCGTTTTGCCTTGCAGTAGCATACCCATTCATACGGGATTGATAGTCTCCACGAAGAAGTCCATCTACATTGA